TGAAGATGGTCAAAGGCAAGACGGACGACTGGATCAAAGTCTTCGTCCTCGGCCAGTACGGAACAACCGCCGATGGCAAGCCGGTCTACCCAGAATACAACGACAGAATCCACACCGCCGAAGAAGAGCTTGAAGTCAATAGAGGACTGCCTCTCTACCTCGGATGGGACTTCGGACTCACACCTGCTTGCATTGTTGGACAGATAACTTCAAGAGGACAGCTTGTCATCCTTGAAGAATTCGTGGCCGAAGACATGGGCATCAGACAGTTTGCTCAGGAGATTGTGAAACCAGCCCTGATGACAACCTACTCAGGAATGAGGTTCATCTCCGCTGGCGACCCAGCCGGTACACACAGATCTCAAGCAGATGAGAGAACCTGCTACCAAGAACTACTAGAGGCCGGAATTGCAAGCGAGCCAGCAAGCACAAATGATTTCATACCACGCAGAGAATCTGTTGCGTACTTCCTCAACAAGTTGGCTGGGGGAGAAGCGGGGTTCCTTCTCTCACCGAACTGCCGACAACTACGCAAAGGTTTCCTCGGCGGGTTCAGGTACGAACGACTCAAGGTTGCTGGTGAAAGATACCGCGACAGACCAGTCAAAGACAAATACAGCCATCCCCACGATGCACTCCAGTACCTCTGTTTAGCAGCACGAAGCGGCAGAGTAGAGGTGAGGGCACGACCAGTTAAAAAAGCGTCCAGCAAAGCATGGACATGAGGAATAAACCATGACACAGGTGTATCAGGCAGCAGCGCCAGTCGAAGCAGACATCAGCGCCGTCCAAGCACAAGGCGTGGATAACTCCGACCTGATCGCTATGGGCATCTCTGGTCACATCAATTCCTGCTGGACTCAAGCGAAGATGGCAAAGCAGGACATCACTGAGCGTTTGCTCAAGTGCGAGCGCCAGCGCCGTGGTGAATATGATCCAGATAAAGCTATGGACATATCCAATACTGGCGGATCAGACATCTTCATGATGCTGACAGACGTTAAGTGTGCCGCCGCCAAGTCGTGGATTCAGGACGTAATGCTCCAAGCAAACCGTCCTTTTGACCTTGTACCCGCTCAGGAACCACAGATTCCTCCTGAAGTCCGTCTGTCGATCATCGACTTGGTTCGCACAGAGGCAGAAGATTACGTTCTTGCTGGGCAGCAACTGCACCCAGAGACATTCCGCAAGCGGATGAACGAAGTCCACGACATGATTTCTATTCGTGTCAAGGAAGAAGCCAAGGCTACCGCAGAGAGAATGGCTCAGGTCATCCAAGATCAACTGGATGTTGGTAAGTTCAAGCCTGCCATGCAGGACTTCATTGATGACTTCGTGACGTTCCCCACGGCCATCCTCAAAGGCCCAAGCGTTCGCCGCAAGAAGCAACTCCAGTGGGGGCCAAACTTCATGCCTATCGTTGTAAACGATATGATTCGTGAAGTTTCAAGGGTTTCTCCCTACGACATCTTCCCAAGCGCCAACTCAATGGGCGTGGATGACGGCTTCCTGATCCAGCGTCACCGTCTGTCGGCTAAGACCTTGGAGTCCATGAAGGGTGTCCCCGGATACTCGGACGACGAGATAGATCAAGTCATCATCCGCTACGCAAGAACTGGCTACCGATACAACGAGTTCGGCGATCAACAGCGCGACGACCTCGAAGGCAAGACGAACTCCCAGATGCACAACGATCACCTGATCGAAGCACTGGAGTTCTGGGGGCCAGTCATGGGCGACCTGCTCATGCAGTGGGGAATGAAAGACGTTGAACCCAACAAGGTCTACGAGATCAATGCTTGGCAGGTGGCGAGCTTTACAATCAAGGTGGTTCTGAATCCAGACCCCCTTGGTGAGCGCCCCTACGAAATCGCCTCATGGAGAACTATCCCTTCAGCTTTTTGGGGTATGGGTCTTCCTGAGAACATGCGCGATGTGCAGATCATGTGTAACGCATCGGCTCGCGCCCTAGCAAACAACATGGGTATTGGCTCCGGCCCTCAAGTTGAAGTGGCTGTGGACAGATTGGCTGACGGCGAAGACATCACCCAGATGTACCCTTGGAAGATCTGGCAGACTACATCGGACAAAACTGGTGGTGGGCAGCCGGGTGTTCGCTTCTTCATGCCTGAGATGAAGGCGGCAGAGTTGATGGGCATCTATAACCAGTTCGCCAAACAAGCGGACGAAGTGACGGGTATCCCAAATTACATCTACGGTTCTGGCTCTGGAGCAAGTGGCGCAGGCCGCACAGCCTCTGGTTTATCCATGCTGATGGACAACGCCGCCAAGGGAATCAAGATGGCGGTCGGCACAATCGATGATGTTGTCGTTATGGTCGTCAACCGCTTCTATGTTCACAACATGATCTATAACCCTGATCCATACATCAAGGGAGACTTCCGTGTCATAGCCAAGGGCGCAATGGGACTGATCGCCAAGGAACAGATCCAAGTTCGTCGCAATGAGTTCTTGAATCTTGTGCTCAGCAACCAGATCGCTCTACAGATTGTTGGCCCAGAAGGTGCGGCGTATCTGTTGCGCGAGACAGCGATGGGCTTACAGATGGATACCGACAGATTGGTTCCATCGACAGAGATGATGAAGTTCAAACAGGAACAGATTCAGATGGCTATGCAACAATTGCAGGCCACAATGCCACAACAACAGATTGCAGCGCCAGAGGCAACCAACCCCGCTGGAGACCAAGCGCCTCCTGCAATGAATACAGTTCAACCCCAACAAGGAGTATCAGTATGATGACAATGAAAAAAGCCCCCAAAAAAGGCATGATGGCCGCAGGTTACAAAGATGGTGGTCACGCCAAAAAAGAGATGGCTGCTTTGAAAAAGGGCGGCGCTCCTAAAAAGGTAATGATGTCCGAAGCCAAAGAGTACGGCATGAAGATGGCAAATGGCGGCAAGGCATTTAAGCCTTGTGCTGGTTGTCCAGCTCCCAAGAAGTGCGCTGCTATGGGCAAGTGCATGAAGGGTGGAAAGTGATTTCCAAGATTGTTGAGCAGGCCAAGGCTTTGGTCGCCAAGTTCATGGAACGAGTAAATAAGCTGAGGGAAAAGAAATGAAACCTGATTGGCAAAATAAGAGCTACGCCAAGACAAGCTCACCCACCGCCCCTTCGACTATGCACTCTAAGTTGAAGGTGGGCATGACCAGCCTTCACTCGAAGATTGCTGTCTCCAACCACAACATGCCTAGTCAGCCAATGCCTGCTGTTCGCAAGTTTGCTGATGGTGGTTCTGTGCGTACTCGCTCGGACGACGAAATTGGTGATACCAATCCTCGTACTGGTAAGGTAGATCCCGGCAGCTATGACCGTCGAATGGCTGAAGGCGCAAAGAACATGGAGCGCCTTCGCTCTGCCGCCGACAGTATCAAGTCTTTCTTCTCCGGTGAAGGCAAGTCTTCGTCAGACAATATTACCAACAATGATGGTGCGAATGAGTCTGACAAAGCAAAGAGAGAAATCATTTCTGCCGCAATGACACCAAAGGCAGAGACAAGTTCAGCGATGACAGAGGCAAAGACAGAACCCTCATACATGAAGGATGTCCGCGATACTCTGTCAAAGCCAAAGGCTGAGCCAACCATGACGATGACAGAAGAGCCTGCTGTTGTTAAAACCACCAAGCCTGCTGTCGCCAAGTCTTCCTCTCGGTCTATGCCTGCTACGCCATCGCAAACAAAAGAGACTGCTGCTCAAATGCGCGAAAAACAAGTCCGCGCATCCGGCGGCTCTCGTGGCGCTCGAACGAGAGAAGCTGCAACTGATACTGGCGATGAGATGACTCGTTTGCGGGACAAGACTAGCAAGTCCATCCCCGGAGTTGTTGGTCGATTTGATCTTCAAGGAAACCAAATTCCTGTCGGACTCGGGCCAAGATCTTCGCAGGTTTACAGTGGCGCTGGAAGTACCGCCATGAGTCGCGCCGAGAACAGATACCTTCAATCACGCATTGATGCTGGCAACCTGACAGCAATGGAAAGAGCGCAGGCTAAGCGAGCTGGCTTGATCTAATGCTTCAGAAGCCATCAATACAAGTTTTAAACGCCCTTGCTTCACTCAAGGGCAACCCTCAGTTTGAGACCATTCAGCAATGGATGGCGGCCTCACTGCAAGACCTATACCGCGACAGCGCCAGCACCAGAGATGAAGTTCTCTGTCGTTGGCAGCAAGGAGCGGCGCAGGCTGTGAGTGAGTTTTTAGAAAAATCAAAGGATGCCGAAGAGGTTATCCGAAAGTTGCGGTAGATAGTCTTAGGGCTATCTAGCAGCATTTTGCTGCAACAGGTGCTGGCCTTCCCAGCAACCGTTGAACACCGAACAAATCACTCGAATACCGCAAGACTCGAATGTGACTGTCTCGGCTCACGGAGAAACGATGTCTACATTACCACGTGCAGTAGTCGCCGCTGAAAAGCGAGCTGATGAAATTTTGCAAGAGATAGAGAAGCAGAGCCAGATGGAGCAAATGCCTCAACCTCCGGTTGAATCGCAAGAACCTCCAACTCCCCAACCTCCTGTTGACTCTCCGCCTCCTCCTCAAGAGGAAAGCTGGGAACACCGATTCAAGGTTTTACAAGGGAAGTACAACGCTGAAGTTCCTCGCTTTGCACACGAGAATAAAGATTTAAAAGGTCGTCTTCAGTCTCTCGAAGAACAACTCGAAGACATGAAGAACGCAAAACCTGTCGAGCTTTTGGTTAAGCCAGAAGAGATCGAGCAATACGGTGAAGGTTTGATTGACGTAGCCCGTCGAGTCGCCAGAGAAGAGCTGGCATCGAAGGACGCACAGATTGCAAAACTCCGATCCGAAATTGATTCTGTCAAATCTGTTCAATCACATGTCGTGCAGGACAACTTTTTTAAATCACTGACTGAAATGGTTCCCGACTGGGAGGCCCTTAACGCTGACGCTAATTTTCTAAATTGGCTCGATGGTGTTGATGACCTTACAGGAGAAACCAGACAAGCTCTTCTCGGCAAAGCAGAAAATCAACGTGATCCAGTTCGAGCTGCGAAGTTCTTCAACATGTATAAGAAGACATCACAATCGTGGGCGGCACAAAGCACCGCATCAATGGAACAGCAAATTGTCCCACCAACAAACCAAGCTCCTTCGACACCGCAGTCGAAAAAGATTTGGACTCGCGCAGAAATCACAATTTTCTACGACAGGGTGAGACGAGGAACTATTACAGATGCAGACGCTTTTGCCATTGAAGCTGATATAGCATCAGCATCAGTCGAGGGTCGTATTCGATGACCCAAACAAATCAATCTTTTTTTAAGGAAAAATCATGTCATTAGGTGTAGCAGGCTCAGGTTCCGCAGCCCTTATCAGCGGAGCATATCCCCAGTATTCAACTGCCAGCACAACCAAGTTCATCCCTGAAGTTTGGTCTGGCAAGTTGCAAGCTAAGTTCTACAAGAGCACCGTTCTTGCAGAGATCACCAACAACGACTGGGAAGGCGAGATCAAGGGTCAAGGCGATAAAGTCTATATCCGTTCAATCCCCACCATCACCATCCGTTCATACACAAAAGGTATGAACCTGACGAACGAAGTCCCCACATCCACTCCTTTAGAGTTGAACATTGACCAAGGTCAATACTTCTCCGTAGTGTTGGATGACGTTGATGCCGTTCAAGCAGACGTTAAGTTGATGGACATGTTCACCAACGATGCCAGCGAGCAAATGAAGATCACTATCGACACTGATGTGTTGAATGGTGTGAAAGCAGGCGCAGCCGCAGCAAACAAAGGCGCAGCAGCCGGTGCTCTTTCTGGCAACATCAACTTGGGCGCTACCTACGCTACCCGTGCTATTAGCAAGACCAACGTGTTGGACTTGATTTTGGACATGGGTCAGGTGTTGGATGAGCAGAACGTCCCCGAGACTGGTCGTTGGTTGGTCATTCCTTCTTGGATGGCTGCAATGATTAAGAACTCTGACCTGAAGCAAGCGTACTTGACCGGCGACAGCCAGTCTCCCTTGCGTAATGGTAAGTTGGGTATGATCGACCGCTTCACCCTGTACGTCTCCAACAGCCTGCCTACAGCCACCGACTTGGGTTCCGACTCAGCCACCGGCGGTACAGGTACTGCTGCTGACGTTGCTGGTTGGAACATCCTTGCCGGTACACGTGACGCAATCTCCTTTGCTTCACAAATGGCAAACGTCGAGACCATCCGCGCTCAATCCACATTCGGTAACATCGTTCGTGGTTTGAATGTCTACGGCTACAAAGTGACCAAGCCCGAAGCTTTGGTCAATGCACTGGTTTCCAAAGCCTAAGCAGTTGCCGAGGAATTGGGGGAGGCTTCGGCCTCCTCCCTTTTTATGCGATACATCCGCAATATACAAACCAGCAAGCTTCATGCTTACGATAGATCCTTATTTGAGTTTGGATACTTCGTAGAGTATGAGGACGATCCACGAGACCCGCCAAAGAAGACGAAGGACATCACGTTCTACAACTCTGCGTTGGGTATCGGAGATGCTGTTTGCGGAATGTATGCGGCTTGCGGGATAGCAGATCAAGGTTTTAATGTCACGTTCCATACCAGACATGTCGACTGGCTCTCTGCTGTTTCGCATCCTAATGTCAGTGTTTGTCAGGAGTCAGATCTCTTCGCAAATGCAAATCTTGATTACGGCGGACAGCTTAAATCTGGTGTTGTCGGCGGATCAAGGCCAAACTGGTACATCAAAAGCCTCCAGCGTTATTACGAGATCCCTGACTGCACGGCCAAGAGGCCAGCAAATGTGGTCGAGTACCCCAAAATTAAGAAGTTGGCGGTCATCGCCCCCCTCAGTGTTTGGTCAGTCCGGTCGTGGAATGCAGAAAAATGGACAGATCTGTCGAATCTGTTGACAGAATCTGGTTATTCAGTGGTGGTCATAGGCTCCGGCAGGGGTAGAGAGCTTGTCGAGAAGCTTCCTGCGGACAGATTTCTTTGGGATATGCCAATCAAGGAAGTGATTGAGTTGATCGGCAGTGCGACAATCCTGTACGGCAATGACAGTGGCATGGTTCATGTGGCCGGAATGCTCGGAACGCCAGCAGTTGTTGTTCTTGGCCCGACCAACAAAAACTTTGTTTTTGATTGCGGAGAATCTATCGTTGGGATAAGCTCCGACATGCCATGCACTGGATGCTATTGGCAGCGAGATCGAGGTTGGGACGAGCGATGCTCAAAAAACTGCGAGTCTTTGCAGTCAATCAGGCCAGAATCAGTATTCCAGTTGGGAGAATCACATGTTCATGAGAAACAAGCGCACGGGCAGGATAGTGGTCTACGACGAGAAGCTGCTGGAGCTGGGGTACGAGGTGGTCGTAGACGAGCCAAAGCCAAAGAAGCCAACTGACGACGAGGTTTCCGTGCAGGACGAGATCACCATCAAACTGTTTAAAGAGGCCGCATGAAGGCAAAGGACATAAAGCGCGAAGGTGGCAAGCTCGTCTATCGCGGACAAGAGTTTGATGGCTTCAACAAGCCAAAGAATGCCCCTGCTGGCGCAAAGCAAAAGAAGGTCGTTCTTGCCAAGAAAGGCGAAGAAGTGAAGCTTGTTCGCTTTGGTCTGCGCGGGATGGAAGACTTCACCCAACACAAAGACCCTGAGCGCCGCAAGAACTACCTTGCGCGATCAGCAGGCATCAAAAATAAAAGCGGTCAGCCCACCAAGGATGATGTGTTCAGTGCAAATCACTGGGCTAGAAAGGTACTTTGGTAGTATAAATGGCAACATTTCAAAATGTAATGGACGATGCGCGAGTTCTCCTCAATGACGAAACCACTGAGTTGAACCCAATCCCTCGCTATACGGAGACCCAGTTGATGAGCTACGCTCGCTCGGCTCTTATCGAGGCTCGTCGAGTCAGGCCAGATCTGTTTCTGTCAAACCTAACTACGTCTTTCGCAAGCTATACGGCTGCTTCCACGATCCCAATCTCTGACGACTACCTTCTTGCAATGGTCGATTACGTTGTCCACCGCGCCGAGTTGCGGGATGATGAGTTTGCTGTGGACGGTCGGTCTGCCACCCTGTACCAAAAATTTAAGTCTGCACTGCTGGGAATCACATGAAGACACTCGAATCATTCCTGCCAGAGATCCTTCCCGATGTACCCGGATGCCCGTCAGACATGGCTATCCGCGCTCTACGCAACACAATCATTGAGTTCTGCGAGAAGAGCCTGATCCATCAGGACACAATGGACGCGATCACCGTCTTGGAAGGGATAACAGATTACGATCTGGAGCCTCCCAAAAACTACCGTATTCAGAAGATCATGAAGGTTTGGTATCTGGGGCAGGAGCTTGAGGCTTTGGCTCCTGATGGTATTGGTGTGCCGGATGCCTATCGAACCAACATAACTGGCTACAACCCCAGCAGTGGCCCACCCGCCGGATATACCCAGAAGGATGTGGACACCTTCACAATTCTGCCAATTCCGGATCAAAAGTACACAAGCGCCCTTACAATGAGGGTGGCTCTCGTTCCCCTGCGAACAGTGACAGAGGTTGCTGATTTTTTGTTTGAGATCTGGGGCGAGACTCTTGGGTTTGGCGCAAAGGCAAGGCTGATGCTGACACCTGGAAAGCCTTATTCAAACAACGAGGCAGCAAACTTTAATCAGGTTCGCTACATGACAGGATTGAATGACGCTAGACAGAGAGCCTTGCGCGGCAATGTGCGATCTACTTTACAAGTCCAGTTGAGGAAGCCATGACAGACAAAATTAAACTTGTTCAAGGCGACACTCGTCCAGCCATTGTCTGCACGATCACCGATGAGACCACAGGAGATGCGGTCAACATCACTGGAGCCACTGTCGTTTTGAAATTCCGCCCAGTCGGAAGCACGACTCTCCAAGCTACCGTAACGGGAACGGTGACATCTGGCTCTGCTGGACAAGTCGCCTTCTACCCAGCCTCCGCTCCAGCAATGCTGACAGGTGACGCAGGAGATTATGAGGGTGAGATTGAAATCACGTTCAGCGATGGGCAGATTCAAACCGTCTACGATCTTTTGAAATTTAAGATCCGCGAGGACTTCTAATGGTTACGGTCGCGGTTACAAAAATAACCGTCTCGTCAACAGACGTTAAGCTTCGTGCAGCCGTGTCTGTTGTAGATCCAGTTGTTGATGTATCGAGATCAATACCAGTTTCAGAAATATCATATATTTATTTGCAGGTTCTTGCCAGCCTAGATAGCACAGGAAGGTTTGCCTTCATAACAGACTCCGCTGTAGTGTCTGATGGTAAGGCTTTTTCTTTTTCTAAGTCATTAGCAGACAGCGCACTGATTACCGATTACGTATTTGAGTCTTTTGAAAAACCACTATCTGATACGGTGACGTTGCTGGATAGCCTAACAAGGACTTTGATTCTAATTAGAAGCTTTGCGGAAACTCAGGGAGTTGATGACGTATTTGCAAAGGTATTTGAAAAATTTGTATACGAGTATGTCACGCCAGAAGATGTAATTGCCAAAAGCTTCTCTAAGCAATTCCAAGATGGGTTTGCGATGAACGACTCATCGGAAGCCACTGACGGAATAACATTTGCATTTGCTCACGCTGTTCAAAACATTGTCACTGCTTCGGATGCAAGCATTCGAGGATTCACAAAAACAAGAACAGATTCTGTTTCCACAAGTGACTCGGGCATTTTGGTGCAGCAAGACTATGTTGACTTAACGTATTTTGCTGAAGACTACGTTGGTGTAGGTTATGTTTTTTAAACGAGGTTAATCATGGTTAATGAAGAAATCAAAATTACGGGTCATGTTGACATTGTGGTCACTGACAAGCATGGGTTTGTCAAAGATACTCGTAGCGTCAAAAACCTTGTCCTGACAGCAGGCAAGGAATTTATTGCTTCAAGTATGCTGAAGACAACCACCAACAGTCCTGTTGCGATGAGTCACATGGCTATTGGATCTGGAACCACTGCGGCTGCGATTGGCGATACAGGCATGGAAAGCCAGCTTGGTCGTGTGGCTCTTGCAAGTGCAGCATCTTCCGGCGCTGTTGTTACCTACACAGCTTCATTCCCTGCTGGCACTGGCACTGGCGCGGTAACAGAGGCTGGCATTTTGAATAACAGCACTGGCGGAACAATGCTTTGTCGAACCGTCTTCTCTGTTGTCAATAAGGGTTCAGACGATGCAATGTCTGTCACTTGGACTGTAACCGTAAGCTAATCACATGGCCGCAATTACAACTCGCTCGGGCAAGGGTTCTCCGCTAACCAATGCGGAGATGGATGCCAACCTAACCAGTCTCAATGAGTCGCAGACTGTCATGGGCGAGCCTATGGGCCATGCCGATAAAACACAGTCAACGATTTCGTTTGATGCGGGTACACGCACATTCACGATTACCCCTGTTGGCGCGAACTTTGTTGTCTGGTGTAAGGGCGAGAAGTACACCTACACAACAGCACAGACAGTTGTTATTCCAGACACTGCTGGCCTTCATTACATTTACTTCAGCTCGTCTGGCGTGTTGTCAACAAAGATGTCATTCTTCACGTGGGATGAAGATGCGCCAACATCTTATGTTTATTGGAACGCAACAAACAACGAGGCTGTTTACTTTGCCGATGAACGTCATGGTGTTACTCTTGACTGGCAAACACACGAGTACCTTCACAGAACTCGCGGCGCAGCAATAGCAAATGGATTTGCAGCCAGTGGATACACCTTGTCTGGGGACGGAAGTGCAGATGCAGATGCACAGATAACGATAGAAGGCGGCACGTTCTTTGACGAGGACATGCAGATTGACATTGTTTCGTCCAACACTCCAACAGCAAATACATTTGAGCAAGATCTCAACAGCCCAGCTCGCATACCAATTCTGTATCTTGAAGGAAGTGAGTGGAGAATCACATCTCCAACCGACTATCCCGTTAAGCAGGGAACAGCTAGGCCACAGTACAACCTGTTTATTGGCGGTGTTTGGACTCTTGTTGATGTAGCCAATACAGACTTCACGTGTACATGGATTCTTGCAACCAACAACCTTAACTATCCGGTAGTTGGAGTAATCAGCCAATCAAATCTGTCCACGCTAAACAATGCAGAAGCTGCCGTGTTTGAGGATTTGGACTTGCCAGGATTCCCATCTGTTGAGTTCAGGCCGCTGTACAAGCTTATATTCCAGTCTAACAGCCCCTATTCAAATACTCCCCACGCAAGATTAAGGGGCATCACGGACATCAGAAGTATCTCTTCTGTTGGAGTGGCTGCGGCTCTTGTCACAGATCATGGGAACTTGTCTGGGTTAACAGATGATGACCACCCACAGTATCTGTCCACATCAGATGCTCGATCTGGAGTTGCTTCTGCTGTTAAGAAGAGTCTGATACCCTCAGCCCCAGTTGCTGGTGGTATTGCTTACGGAACAGCAGACTCTTTTGATTTCTCTGTCGCTGGCACTGCTGGACAAGTTCTTACATCTGGCGGCGCATCTGTTCCGACATGGACAAGTTCGACAAACGCAAACACGGCTCTGGCAATCGTTCAGAGAGATGCGAGCGGCAACTTCACCGCAGGAACAATTACAGCGGCATTGGTGGGTAATGCAGATACGGCGACAACAGCAACAAATCTTGCTGGTGGTGGAGCCAATCGTATTGCTTATCAAACAGGATCTGGGGCATCTGCATTTGCAGTTGCGCCAACAACAACTGATACGTTTCTGAAGTGGGATGGATCAGCATTTGCATGGGCTAGTGCAGGGTCAAATATCACCGACGATACGACAACCAATGCCACGTATTACCCAGCACTGTCTACATCAAACTCAGGTTCATTCTCCTCGGTCAGGACTTCCAGCACTAAGCTTTCATTTAACCCAAGCACTGGACTGCTCACAGCCACAGCGTTTGCTGGAAACTTAACAGGTAATGTTACCGGCAACGTCACAGGATCATCAGGCTCTTGTACTGGTAATGCGGCTACTGCTACAACAGCAACAAACCAATCAGGCGGTACAGTAAGTGCAACTACCATTGCAATGTCGGGAACGACATTTACAGCAACAGGTGGCTCAAGTGCAACTTATGGGGCGATGACTATAAGGGGAGAAAAGGGAAGTTGGGCGGGTTTAAACTTTAAAGATACTGCTGGCACAAACTGTAATACGTTGATGGCTCGATCTTCCGATGGCTATGGTGGCATCTACAACAAAGCAGATAGCACATGGCTAATCCAATGGGATGGTTCCGGCAACGTCACCGCCACCGCCAACGTCACAGCCTATTCGGATGAACGCAAAAAGAAAAATTGGCGCGACTTGCAACCTAATTTTGTTGAGCAACTTGCCACTGTAAAACACGGAATATATGATCGTATTGATGAAGAGATTACACAAGTCGGTGTATCAGCACAAGCATTACGACCAATCATGGAACACGCAGTTTTAGAAGATGAAAATGGCAACCTGTCTGTGGCATACGGAAACGCCGCCTTGGTAGCTTGTGTAAAACTTGCACAACGTGTTGTAGATCTTGAAGCAAGATTGAAGGCATTGGAGTCTAAATAATGGTAATGCCAGCAAGTGGGCCATTGAACATGGGCGGTACATCCAGCCCTGTTAGTGTTGCTCAAGAACTTGGTTTGGGATTGACATCAACAATCACAATGGATCAAGCCAACGTGCGTACTCTTGCTGGTGTTGGTGGCAGTGGAACAGCTTGGAGCATGAGTTCGCTTTACGGAAAAGCAAATAGAGTTGCTATTTCATTTACATATTCATCAAACACCGCAGATGCTTCTTTAAACTTATCCGCTATTGGTGGATATATCGCTGGTAAATCAGATATAACGGTAACTATTGGTTCAGGTGTTTATGTTTATGCAAGTACAAGTAACACATCGGCTGTGCCAGGAGTTGGGTTAACACTTTCGGGCGGCACAACTGGTGACACATTAACTATTGTCAATAATGGATTTATTCTTGGTGGCGGTGGTCGCGGTGGTCAAAACACAACGGTAGCGGGTGGCCCTCAAGCGGGTTCAAATGGCAGCACCGCATTAAGTCTAAGCATGTCTGCAACCATAAACAACACAAATGGCGGCGCTTATATTGCTGGCGGTGGTGGTGGTGGATCTGTAGGTGGTATTGCTGGTCAGCAAGGCGGCGGTGGCGGTGGCGCTGGTGGTGGTTTTGGTGGTAATCCTCCAAACTATAGTGCTTACAACGCCACTGGAGGTGGCCCTGGCGCAACTGGAGCCAATGGCACTAATGTTACTACAACATCGTCGGGTTTTGGCGGAGGCGCTGGCGGTGGTGGCGGTGGACTGGACAGTGGTAAGGGTGGATTTGGTGGATCAGGCGGAGCCGGTGGACGAATTTTGCCAGGATCGGGTGGTGCAGGGGGAGTAGGAACTTTATTTACCGGCGGTGCTGGAGGTTCTGCAAACGCTACCGGAGACGCTGGAGGCCAAGATGGGGGCGCTGGTGGTGGTGGCTGGGGAGCATCAGGTGGCTTTAAAGGCTTTGGCTACACAAGCGGCGCAGGAGGAAAAGCTGTTGCGCTAAATGGTTTTTCTGTTACGTGGGTAAGCGGAAACACAACAAGAGTTTATGGAGCAGTATCATGACGGAAAGAGTAAATGCACAAGGCGAAGTGCTAATGACCAAAGAGCTTCTTTTGCATCTTGGTTCTTGCGGGCTTAGTTTTGACAGGCCAAATCAAAAAAATTACGATCCAGCAAATGAAGATGGATCACCTGATGACCATTACCACACTGTTGGAAATATGTGGGGTAAAACTGAAGCCGTGTGTCTTGAATATTGTATAAAAAACAATCTAATGAAAGATACTGCTTGGTATCTAAAACAAAGAGAAACAGAAAAATTTGTACGTTACACAGGAAAGGTGTTCACAATGGGCAAGTATCAAGTTTTTAATCCGTTGACTGGATTACACACGTATTGCGAAACAGAAGAATTGGCAAAAGCCGCTATAGCAGAAATTTCAAAGCAAATTTTAGAAACGCACAAGATTTCTGTTTGCCGAGAATTTTCAAATGAGCATGGTCATACAACTTGGGTTGCAGAGCAAATAGTCGATCCAATAACCATTTCTCCAAACATTTGAACACATGCAAATTGAACTGTTCAACAATGGCAAACCAGTTGAGTGGGGTAAGCCTGATTCATTTGTAACGGCTATCATGTGTGCGTTGTCAATGAGTTTTCCAGGCGGTGAAGATTTTTTTATTGACTCGTTACAAAGGGGATTTGCCGATCTTTCGCCACAGTTAAAAGAAAAGTGGAAATCTGAAATTGATAGATTTTGTAAAGAAGAAATGAATCACAGTAGGGCGCATGTAATTCACAATCAAAAAAACATTGATACATATGGATTTGTAAACAATTGGTCGACTAGGACAGCAAGGCGTGTTGCAAGAATAAAGGGAAAAAACTCTAGGCACTACGTTGCCTCTACTGCCGCAATAGAGCATCTGACAACAATTTTAGCTTGTTGGGTTTTGCAAAACCAACACATACTTGATAACGCTGATCCTGCAACCAAAAAACTTTGGGTGTGGCACGCTGTAGAAGAAATAAACCATAGAAAAGTTGCAATAGATTTGTACAGGGACTTGGACGGTTCAGAAGAATGGCGCATTAAATGGATGCGAGCCATGTATATCTTAAATTTAATTGAGCTTGTTCGGCAGACAACCAGCAATGTTTGGCGCATGGGTGGCTTTTTTAAATTGTCCACATGGATCAATGCTTACAAAATTATGTTTTCACGCAACGGTGTTTTTAGATGGTCTTACCCACATTTCATGGCGTATGGACAGCGTGGCTACCATATCTCTCAGCAAGATGGTTTGATAGGCGCTTGTCTAGAGAATCACCTTAAACGAAATTTAATTCAATCTAAATAAAAATGAAAGAGGAGGCGCAATGCCAGTCTTATTTACAAACAATGCAACCACAACGCTAGGATCTTCAATCCTCATCGGAGATCTGTCGTTGACTGTTGCTTCAGGAACAGGCGCTCTGTTCCCGGCAACAACAAGCGGATTCTTCTACGTTGCTCTTGTCAACTCAAGCAACCAGATAGAGTTTGTCAAAGTCACCACTCGCTCATCTGACACGTTCACTATTGTTAGGGCGCAGGGAGGGTCGTCTGCTCGCGCATATACGGCAGGTGACAAGGTTGAACTTCGGTTGATTTCAACAGCCCTTGAGAATTTTGTTCAACTCGATGGCACTCAAACCATATCAGGCAACAAGACATTTAGTGGAACTGTTGCGTTGAGTGGTGGCGGGTCTATGTCCGGAACCTATACCGGCAGCCCAACACTTTCTGGCAACCCGACCTTCTCAGGCAACCCCACATTTAGCGGAACTCCTGTGTTCAACACTGCTACAGCTTCTTCTACAAGAACGAGCTTGGGTTCAACAACTGTAGGTGATGCTGTATTTATTGCGGCAGACGCTGCTGCGGCAAGATCAGCAATTGGCTCTGTAATTGGCACTAATGTCCCTTCACCAACTGGTACTGGGGCAAGCGGTACATGGGGCATAAACATTACAGGTAATGCCGCCACTGCTACATCAGCTACATCAGCAGGGAGCGTAAGCGGAACAGTTGCGGTAGCAAATGGGGGAACAGGTACTTCTTCAGGTATTGCAACCAACGTACAAGTATTTACCTCTTCCGGAACATGGACTAAGCCCACTGGTGGTCAAAACATGGCATATATTCAAATGTGGAATGGAGGAGATGGTGAAACAGCAGGAAACGGAGGCACTTCTTCTGTTCCCTTAAATACCACTTATATAAACTCATCTACCGTAAGTCCTTTCGCAAATACTGTTAGCACGGGTACTACCTTTGGCGGTGGAGCTGCCGGTGGTACTAATACAAGTGGAGAAAGTTCAATATTTGGCGGGGGTGGTGGTTCAGGAGGCGCAGGCGGAGTTGGCGGTACAAGTCAATTTGGTGGCAATGGTGGAGGGCCTGGAACAGCAGGTAGCGCACCTGGCGGTGGCGGTGGCGGTGCTAGTAGTCTTGGCGTTGCTGGAGCTAAAGGGGGTAACTATGCAGAAGTTACAATTCCATTGAGTTACTTAAATAACGGAATTACAGTTACGGTAGGTGCGGGTGGGGCGGGAGGCCCAACCAGGTCTGCTGGCGGGTCTGGAAGAGTAATCATAACTAGCTTTTAAAATTAATTATGGAAAAATCAACAGAAACAAAGCTTGCTGTGCATGAGGCTGTCTGCTCTCAAAGGTACAAGAGCATAGAGGATAAGCTTGATGCGGGTAAAACTCGCATGAGGAATATAGAAATACAACTCTATATTGTCATCGTAGCAATTCTTTTTGGCCCAGGTGTAGCCGCCGACATAGTAAAAAAATTACTAGGAATATAAAATTGATCCAATCTCAATCTGTCTTCTTGCCGCTGGCCTTGTAAAAAATATACAAGCGGGGTGTGATCTTTATAAGCAGGCCAAAGAGTCATTCGTAGAGATTAGGAATACAGCCAATGAAGTAGTAGCCATTGGCAAGGAAGTACATGGAATCTGGGGTACGCTGAAAAATCTATTTAGCGGAACCACTAAGACAGATTCTTTAAAATCTGTTGCAAAGAGTAAAAAGTCTGAGTATGTTGCTGTTGATGAGACTCAAGTCAAAGCAGACATCGTTAAGAACCTTACTGAGTTCTTTAAACTACAAGAACAACTTGAAGCCCACATTAGAGATTCCGAAGAGAAGTCAAGGACAGTAGTCTTTGCTGACGATGTGAACATAATGGAAGAAGCTCTGAACAGAGTCTTGGCTCAACAGGAGATGGAAAGACTTGTAGTCCAGATCCGAGAGTGCATGGTCTATCAGTCTCCTCCTGAAATGGGTGCTCTGTATAGCGAAGTTTTCAGCATGAAGGACATTATTGCGGCAGAGCAAGAGAAGGCAAGAAAAAGGCGGGACGCAGAAGCATGGCAACGAAAGGAAAAAGAGCGCCTCCTACAAGAAAAACAGGCATATCTGTTGGTAGCTTTCCTTTGCCTCCTGTATCTGTGGATGCTAATCGTGTTCGTGACCAAGACTGGGAGAGCGTAGTGGGATGGATTGCTGCTTGTGTTCTTGTCGCATTACTGTTGCCAATCATGGCTATGCTGTTGCTTGAGACCCTTGAGGCAAAGCACGAAGTAAAGCAGCAAGTCGAGAAGGTTGAGAAAATGAGAAGACAGATTGAACAGAAAGAAAGGGAGAAACAAAAATGAACATTTACTGTATTTGGGGCTTATCAGTCCTGTTGGTTCTGTTGGTTGGTTGTGAGGACAGATTCCGCTATCCTTGCCAAGACCCACAGAATTGGCAGAATACTGAATGTAAACCGCCAATCTGTACCGCTACTGGTACTTGTCCTGAGCAACTCACTAAATCTGAACCGGAGAAAAAATAATGCCAACCATTGGATACAAACCTAACAACCGCCTGACTCCTGAAGAAATTGAAGTCAGGATCTGGGCCATCGTAATCTTTTCGTTGACCATGATCCTTCTGGGATCTGTCGCTATGTTTCTGTACTCTGTCTCATTTGTAACCCAACCCATGAGCGGTATGGCTGCGATAGACAAGGTGTACACCCAACAGATTAATACCATCATGGTGTTCATCACTGGTGTTCTTGGCGGCGTTGCTGGTCGCACTGCTGTTTCTGCAACTGCTAAGGCTATTGCTACGGCAGAGGCAACAGATAACGACGAACCCCCAAAGCCATGAGCATATTCAATCCCTACGTCATGCTGGGAATCTTGCTTGCTATTCTTTCTGCCGCTGGCAGTGGGTACTACAAGGGCCAGCATGATGAGGTTACAAGACAGCAGTTAGAGATTGCCGAGCTTAATGCCCAAGCAAGGGCAAAAGAGCAGGCTCTCATCTCTGCTGTGACCACCCAAGCAACCAAACTTCAAAAGGCCAACTACGATGCAAAAATTGCTGCAAAGGAGCGTGATGCTGCTATTGCCTCTGGCAGTCTCAAGCTGCGGATTCCTGTCAAAAGCCCCGTCTGCCCCGTACAAACCGCCGGAGATCCCACCCCTCCCGCCGGAGATAGCGTTCAAACAGGAGGCGAACTTGACGCAACGACTGCTCAATCTCTTGTCGCCATCACCGACCAAGGAGATGCCAACACTCGACAGCTCAACGCCTGCATCGATGCCTACAACACCGTCTATCAAACCTTAAGGAGTAAACCATGACCCAACTTACAGCAAACTTCAGCCTGCACGAAATGTGCAAATCCGAGACAGCCATGCGTATGGGATTCGACAACACCCCAGACGATGAGGCAACAGAGAATCTGCGCTTTTTGTGCGAAAAAGTATTACAGCCTGTCCGTGAGCACTACGGCAAAGGGGTCAAGGTGAACTCAGCCTTCCGCAGTCCTGAGTCAAATGCAGCAGTGGGAGGGTCAAAAACCTCAGACCATTGCCGTGGGATGGCAGCCGATATTGAGATTCCCGGTGTAGCAAATGCTGACTTAGCGCAATGGATCATGGATAATCTCGAATATACGCAGTTGATTCTTGAGTTCTACACTCCGGGCATTCCTGATTCTGGCTGGGTACATGTTAGTTATGATCCGAACAATCTGAAGAAGCAGGAGTTGACTGCCACCAAGGTTGCCGGTAAGACGACTTACTTGAATGGATTGGTTGCTTAAATGGCCGCACTGAAGATCTCCGCTTTTGCTGGCATTGCGCCGAGGGTAGGCCCTGCTTTGTTGAAAGACAATGAGGCCACCATAGCAATCAATACAAAACTGTATAGCGGAGAGCTTCGGGCGTGGAATAAACCGGGAGTTGTCGAAGGGGCTGCGTCTTTAGCCTCAAGCGTCAAGTCAATATACAAACACAAGAATGTTGCTGGCGATGATTTGTGGTTGTCGTGGTCAACAGATGTGAATGTTGTGCCAAGCCCAATCTTTGATACTGGCCTAAATCCAATCTACTACACAGGTAGCGGAACCCCAAAGAAAACAAACTCAACTCTCTCGGAAACTGGCACAGCACCATTCCCCGGTGATTACTATGAGATGGGAGTGCCTGCGCCAACATCTGCCCCCAGCGTATCTGCTGCCGGAGGATCTGGTACGGCAGAGAGTCGTGTTTATTTGTTTACGTATATATCAATATTTGGGACTACAGAAGAAGAGTCAGCCCCATCTCCTGCTTCATCTGTTGTATCTGTTCTTCCTGGTGGAACTGTTACCGTTTCTGGTCTTGGAACAACAGCTCCTGCTGGCGACTACAACATAACAACAAAGAGAATCTATCGAGCTGTATCTGGTACGTCAACAACCATATATCTTAAAGTTGCGGATGTTGCCATTGGCGCAGCATCTTATTCAGATACAACAACAGCCGCTCAGCTAGGTGGCGCTCTTGAGTCATCCAGCTACAACACACCCCCATCAGACCTTCAGGGTATTGTGGCAATGGCTAACGGTATATTGGCTGGGTTTAGAGGCAACGAGATATATTTCTCTGAGCCTTACATTCCTCACGCATGGCCTGTTGAATACTCATTAACTGTTGAGTTCCCTATTGTTGGGCTTGGCGCATTCGGAGAATCTGTTGTTGTTGCAACAAAAGGTAATCCATTCATCATCAGCGGATCGACACCATCCTCAATGTCTCAGGCAAAGATACCTCTCTTTGAGCCTTGTGTTTCTAAGAGATCAATCGTCTCAGACGACACAGGCGTGATGTATGCGTCACCCAACGGGGTTGTGAAGATCTCTCAGGGCTTTGCTGGGGTAACAACAAATGGATTGTTCACTCGTGACGAGTGGCAACTTAGATACCCAGCTACCATGCTGGGCGCTGTATTAGATGGAGCGTATTACCTGTTTTGGGAAGATCAAGCAAATGCTGTCCAAGAGTGTTTAATCCTAGACAGGAACGAATCCGCCTCAGCCTTGACTACAACAAGTATTTTTACAACAGCAGTATTTATTGATCCAACCACGGCGCAGCTTTTCTTTCCATACAACGGAGTGGTTAGCGCATGGGAAACAGACGCATTAAACTTTCTCACCTATGATTGGATGTCTAAGTTATACATACTCCCACGACCAGTTAACTTTTCTGCCATACAGATAGATGCTGCCTTTGAAGATATTGCTTTAGTTTCTGCGTTGCAAGATGAAGTTGATGCAATCATTGCTGAAAATCAAACAGTTTTTGCATCTGGCGTTGACCTTCTCTCTACACTAGGTAGTGTTGAGATTGGCAAAATTGTTTTAGGTGGATCAATACTTCAGAAAATCCCCGGCGGCGTGTCGACTCTTAGCCTGCAAGTAAAGATTTATTGCAACGGAGTGTTGGTGTCAACAACATCTATTACTGACAGATCAACATATCGCCTTCCATCTGGATTCAAGAGCGACAGATGGCAGTTCAGACTCAGCGGCAATGTTCCTCTTAGAGCATTCAAGATCGCAGAGACAGCAAAAGAATTGGCGCAGCTATGAAAAAGCCAGCTATCCCAACATCTTTATCTATACAAGATGTCTCTATCGCTACGATACTCAGGCCAATGAAAGAAAACATAGAGATCATCACTGGCATCCGTGAGGGAGCAATAACCAAGCTCCCAACAGATGCAACTCTTGCTGAGACGGTTTTAAAAGTTAACGAGATTATTGCAAGGCTGAATTTCAATGAATGACATAGAGTTTCTTACGTTTGCAATGCGCGGAGACATGGATGCAGTTGGTCTTGTAATGTCTGTTGTAAAGATTGTTGATGTTTGGGACAATCTAGTAGATAAAGACAAGCCAGTAGGCGACGACGAAATTAACCAAGCATTCTGGCTTGCGCTTGTAGAGATTCCGAAGAACCCTGCATTTCGCAGATACCAGCTAGACGTAACTACTGTCATCAGCACAGGAATAATCAACTGGCATGTAGCCAACAAGCTTCAAAAAGGCGACGACCATGCGAAGCAGATCGCTCATGTGATCCGCTATTCAATAGCAGATATTGCTCTGTACTTAGCATCGGCAATAGGTGGCCCAGAGTGGGCGGCTGAGGTAGGCCCTGAACTTCGTCTTCGATCACAGAAAGACAAGCTAGAGAACTTCATGAAGGAAATGAAATGAAAGTTGGAACCAAAAAACAAATCGCTCAATATAAGCTCGACTATCTTAGAGAGCAGAATGGCGCATGTGGGTCATCTGTTTGCCAGCTCGATTTTGGCGGTGATACGCCAGCCGCACCTGATCCAAACCCCGGAATGATTGCATCAGCAGAAGCGTCGAGAGAAATTGGTCAGATGCAAAAAGATACTGCTATGGAGTATCTGAATTTCTCTAAAGAGCAGTATGCAGACTTTAAAGATGATCTGAAAGAGATTGCCTCTGCTCAGAAAAAGATCATGTCTGACACAGCCAAACGTGCAGAAGAGTATGCAACTTACGAGCGCGAAACATTTCGCCCTTTAGAGAAGAGGCTTGTCGCTGAAGCGGAGGACTACAACACTGCCGCCAAGCAAGAAGAACTTGCCTCTCAGGGTATGGCTGACGTAGCCAGCGCCTATCAGGTTCAGCGCCAGCAGGCATTAGATACGATGGCGAAGTACGGCATCAATCCTAACTCTGCTCGCTTTGCAGCAATCAATGCTCAGCTTGGTCAAGGCGAGGCAGCGGCTCGTGCTGGTGTAGCTACTAAATCAAGAATCGCATCTGAGGAGATGGGTCGCGCTCGTCTGTACGATGCAGCCGCACTTGGTCGCGGTCTTGCATCCAATGCTACTGCGGCGGCGGGTACTGCTGTGTCCGCAGGAACTTCTGCGGGAGGAAGCTACATGGCTCCCTCTGAGTTTATGGGTAAGTCCTACGGACAGACTGGACAGATGCTGGGTGGAGCCTCTTCATCTTTTGGCACAGCCGGAAACATTTATGGACAAGAGTTCAACGCAAGGATGCAGGGCTACAACACACAGATGGCAAACCAGTCAGATGCGTTTGGCGCTCTCGGAGGCATTGCTGGTATGTACGCAGGATCTCCGGGCGGCTCTGCGGCTATTGGTAAGTTGTTTAAGGCAGATGGCGGAACTATTAAGCGCCTTGGTCGCGGCGGCAAAGTCACTGGCCCTGGTGGGCCTGTTGATGACAAGATCCCAGCCATGCTGTCAGACGGCGAGTACGTCATCCCAGCAGACACAGTAAAAGCAATCGGAGTCAAGAAGCTCGACAAGTTGGTCAAGGCGACTCACACTCCAGCGGTTGTTCAAAAACGCAGAGCACTGAATAAAAGGAGCGCATGATGGCAACAGGATTAGGTAGCTTTGTAAAAGGCGCTGTCGAGGGATACAAGACCAGCAAAGAGATGTCTCGCATGGATGCCTTGCAGAAGCGCGAAGAAGAGCGAGACGAAAGAGAGCGCCAGCGTTTTGCCTTGGAACAAACAAGGGCGCAGCGAGAAGAGGAGCAGGCCAAGATTGAGGACTCTGCAAAGCAAGAAGCTATTTCGGCGATGGAAGATCAGAAGTTTGGTCGTGGTGCTTTTGCGGATCTAGCAGATCCAACGAAAGTTCAGGCTCTTCAGCAGGCCACTCAATCTGTCGAACAGAAGGGTGATCGCAGCTACGGCCAAGCGGAAATGCAAAGACTTGGGGTTAGACCATCACCGGAGGCCCAGTCAAACTCGGTTACTCCGGAAGAGGAGAACCTCTTTAAGTCAGGCGGTGAGGGCTTATACGCAGACCAGCGAGCTGCTGACAATCTGAAGTACCAGCTAATTGGCAATGCTATGAAAAAGTCTCTGATTGCAAAAGGAGACTTTGGTCGAGCCATTATGGTGGACAGAGATATTGAGAAGTTCAAAGAGGAGGGGTATGACTTCCAAAGGAAAAAGGCGGCAGCTCTTATTGCGGCTAACGCCCCTCCTGAGCAGGTAGTACCCGCGCTGCAAAAGGTTTATCAGTTCATTGATGATGGAAAAAGCATCGACGCAAAAAGAACCACGCAAGATCCAAAGACAGGGACATATAACCTAGCTGTTGTTGACGACAAAACTGGTGCTGTTCAAATGCGACCAATGGATCAACAATCTTTGTATGCTTCATTAAAGTTGCTAGATCCAGTTAAGGCTCTTGAAATAAACATGAGCACAAAACGCTACGAAGAGGAACGTGCGACAGCAGCAGCCAACCGCAAAGAAGACGTTGCTCTCCAGAGAGAGAAGATTGGTGTCGAGCGCATAGGTGCTCTTGCAACAAGAGATCTTCGTTCCGCTCAGAGGGCTGCTCTAGACGATCAAGTCAAAGGTGCTGATGTCAGGGCCAAGGTAGAGAGCATCACAAAGAGCTTCCCGAACGCCGACAGGGTTCTCAAGCTAGAGGAGAGTGTTGGGCCAGATGTCGAGGCGACAAAACTATCTATCCAAAATGATACTGTTGGTAGAAATATCGCAGTCAATCTGGCCTCTTTGAATCCAAAAACTGATCCGCAGATTTTGATTGGTGCTGCCAAGGCCGCCGCATCAGGCAAACTGCCTGCGAGAAAGTCTGATCCAAAAACAGGGCGTTCGTATTTTGACTACGGCGGCGTACAAATCTTTGCTGATTAAAGAGGCAATCAATGGCAACAGGTCTTTCGTTATTTGGCGATGAGGACATCGACAGAGAAAATGACTCTCTCTATCTGTCAAAAGATGAAGCTCTAAGAACTGAGGTTCTTCCTAGATCTTACGGCGGGGACGTAAAACCCAGAACCGCCATCTCTACCCCGTCATCATCGGCTTCAATGCAACAGACTGGCTCGGCCAATCTTTTCTCTTTGGACGATCTCATGGGATCTGCTGTCCGTCAACCACCTCCATCGGAGACTGCGACAGCAAAGCCCAGCGAGATGTTCAGCGTCAATGATCTGATGGGCATAAAGTCTTCTCCAACAACTACGCCAGTTGAGAAGGCTCCAACCGAAGATACCGGCGACTTCATGCGAGGCGGCGGCACAGCACTGGCACAGACCCCAGCTTTAGCATTTGGCGCTCTTGGCTTTGCCGGAGCCGCTGGCGAGAAAGCCTTTGGTACTGGCGGAGCCATGACTTCGCTGAAGAACTATGGCCTGAGAGAGTACGGCAGCCGAATGAAAGAGATCGGCGCAACAGCCAAGGACACAGACGATGTGACCAAGGCTTGGGACAAGGCTAAGCAGGGCGATCTTGGTGCTTTGGTTGATTGGGCGCAGTATGGCGTTGGTTATCTTGGCGGCAGCATCGTCGAGACGGTCGCCACATCCGCCCTCGGATCTGCCATCGGTGGACTTACTGCTGGCCCTGCCGGTGCTTTGGCTGGTGCTGGTGCTGGTGCTGTTGGAAAGCAGGCCGTTCAAGGTGTTGCCAAGAATCTGATCGAAGGCATGGTCGCCAAGGAAGCCGCTAAGCTGGCTGAAAAAGAAGGCGCTGAGTTTGCAACGGAGCAGATGCTCAAGCAGGCTACAAAGACTGTCGCCAAGAACATTGGCTCTGGTACTGCTCTGGTTGGCTCCGGCATCATCAAGTCAACTGGCGGCATTTATGGCGAGGCAGAAGAGCAGGCAGGGAAAGAAGGCCGCGAACTGACTGGCGGTGACTTGGCTCGAATCTTTGGATCTGGCGTTGTTGCCGGTCTGTCTGAGGCGGCGGTTGATCGTCTTGGCTTGGGCGTTGCGGCTGGCAAGATCAATATCCCCGGCGCTGGTCGCCCCGGTCGTGCGCTGATTGGCGGTGCGGCTGGTGTTGGTATTGAGGGTGGTCAAGAACTATTCCAGACAGCCATTGAGCGTTTCGGCGCAGGCAAAGATCTCACTGGCGAAGATGCCATGAACGAGTACATCAATGCCTTTGCGTTGGGTGGTTTAGGCGGCGGCACTATTGGTGCTGCGGTCGGCGCTTTCCGTGGAGGCAAGACATCCCCCGACAGAGTTCGACAGATTCTGGAGCAGGCTCAGGCTGATATGACCTCCGATGATGGTCGTCAGGAACTGTTCGACTCCATGTTCGACGACCCCAATCTTGGCCCGATTCTTCAGGCCAACGGTATTGAGTCTGGCGACGATCCAAGATTCCAGAATGTAGTCACCAAGGCACTGGCTACCCAGCGCATGTTGGTTGACCTTGAGGCTCCAACTCCTGAAGCCAGAGCTGAAACCAGAAAGCAGCGTGAGGCTGATGTCCTTGCCGCATTTGGCGAGACAGCATCTACCGCAGTCGGTGGGTCTACAGGCGCAATCGAGCCTGTCATCCAGCGAGCCAGCGTAACTCCCAATCTTGAGACCCGCACCCTCGAAGGTGAAGCTCAACCAGTGATCCTGCCAGAGACAGCAGGCGGTCAGGCTGGTACGGTTGCTCTGTCGCCTGAAGACTTGGTTGCCAGACAGCAAGGCTTCGAGCCATTGATCGGCATCACAACAGACAAAGGCCCAGTCGGGAACAGATTCCCATCACCCCAGGCTGCCGAGACTTTTCTGTTCGGCCCGAAAGACGCAAAGACAGGACAGCGCAGCGGAGGCTACGCCCAAACAAACTTGGTCGGACAGGGACTTGAGGCGCGAATCCGTCAGGGTAAACGCTCCAAAGCCGAAGGCGGCGGCACGTTCTATTTTGTGGAGACTCGTAAGAAGCCAGCAGAGGTAACTCCTGCGGCAGCTCCGGTAGTAACACCATCTGCTCCGGTAACAACCGCTGCTGCTCCGGTAGTGACTCCTGCCGCTCCAGTAGTAACGCCAGCCGTTATCCCTACCGCTCCAGCAGTTCCAACTGTCACAGCAGCAGCGCCAGCAGTCATCGCGCCGAAGGCGGTAAAGGGCAAGAAGGGGAAGGCGGCAAAAGCTCCTGCCGCAGTAGCCCCTGCTGTCACAACCCCTGCTGTCGAGGCGGGTGCTCCGGTTCAACCACAAAGAGCCGAATTTGCTGGTGTCGCCAAAACAAATTTTGATACAGCAATTGACCAAGTTGGGGAGTACGCCTCACTAGATGAGGCTCTGGACGCATACCGACAAAACACGATTGATACCCTCACTGACAGCGGAGAGACAGACCAGCTCGTTCTTCAGCAGGCCGGTGATGCGTTTGATAGATTGGTCAATGACTACAAATCAAAACAAGGAGAAGCAGATGCCACTCAAACAAGGCAAGTCACAAAAGGTGGTAAGCAGCAACGTCAAGGAGCTGGTGAACAAGTTTCAGCGGTCGGGGAAGATCGGGGAGTCAAGGCCGAAGAGCAAACAGGCGGCGGTGAAACAGGCCGTGGCGATCAGCCTGTCGAAGGCGGGACTCAACCGCAAGAAGTAAAACCAGCAGTTGACCCTGTAATGCAGGCTCGTGTTAAGGAGCGCATTAACAGAGCAGACGAAGACGGCGGACTTGACTTTGAGGACGTTGTTAAGCTGAACAAGATGGTTGATGACGGCGACCTTATGGGCGCAATCAACAGCATGAAAAAGATTGTTGAAAGCAATATTGGGGCAGGGGCTGGCGCAAAGTACAGCCTAAGCAGAACTCCGCAGGCAGCTACAACAGGAAGGGATTTTGCATATGGCAACCTCAAAACCGTTGACGACCTCAACAAAGATGTCAGAGGATACCTTGCAAGACAAGGAGGAGAAGGCGGGACGTTTACCGCAACGCGAGTACCTCTCGGCAATCTTGCTGGAAAGGTTCCCGGCCTCCCTGCCATGCAACGCATTGCCGATCTGTTCGGAAAGAAGCTCGTATATTTTGCAGTGGAGAAGGGAAGTGTTGACCTCATAGACGGCGCTGTCCTCAGTGGGTCAGACACAATCTTCGTCAATGTAAATAGCACTCAACCACACATTCGGGTATTGGGCCACGAGATGGTTCATGCTTTGCGGTTCAGCCATAAAGAAATTTATACTGCGCTCACAAAACATCTGACTCCCTATCTGGATCAGGGCGGCATGAATGCCTATCGAGCGCAGCTCAGCAAAGAGGGCATGAAAGACCCAGCATTGATTCTGGAAGAAGCTATTGGCGACATCGTTGGAGACAGATTCGGTGAATCCTCCTTCTGGCAGATGATGGCCGATGAGAATCCAAGCATGTTCACACAGCTCGCAAGAATTGTTGTGGACTTCCTTGATTCAGTAATGAACAAGATCCGCAGCAAGCAGACTCTGGACTCCAAAAATCTGTTGACAGATGTCGCTGCTGCACGCCAAGCAATCGTCAGCGTTCTGGCAGACTTTGAACAGAAGCAGCCAGCAGCACCAGCTCAACCAGAAGCTCAACCAGTCGCAGAGCCTGCTCCAGTGCAGGCGGAACAAGAGCGTCCTTCACCCATGTTCAGCCGCAAGCCAGAGGGTGAGATCTTCTACTCTGCACTCGAACGTGCATTTGTTAATCCCAAAATCAGCCTCGATAAAAATGGTGCAACAACTGGTCAGCAGTGGAAAGCTTGGCTTGAATCCAATCGCTCAAATATTGGTGTCAAGAAGGAAGAGATTGAATACGTAGGAATAAACGACTGGCTGAGCTTAAATGAAAAAGAAAAACTTACGCCAGATCAGGTTCGCACATGGGTTATAGCAAACAAAGTTGGCATCAATGATGTTCTGTTGACCAGTGATAGGCCAGATGGTGCGCCAGTTGCAGAGTTTAGGGAGCCTACTGCCGATGACATGCGTGAGTTTATTGATGAATGGGTTGCCGAAAATCAGTTTGAAGATAACATCGGTGACGTAGACGAGTCTATTTTTGAAACTGGCGCAGACGACATGACAGAGCTGGAGATGCGCCAGTGGATTACCGACAACTTTGGTTGGCAAAACTTTTTGCATAAGCACCGCCGCCTTATGGAAAGATTCCAACGGGGTCGTGTCACCAACATGCTAAGACCAAAGCATGGGGATGATTGGCTTGTACTGCCCGGCGGGAAAAATTATGTTGAGCTAGTTCTTTTCGATCCCACGATTGCCAAATACAAAGAAGACGATGACGTTCACTTTGGAGATGTCTCCCAAGGAAGGGCCATTGGCTGGCTTCGCATGAATCAGCGCAAAGACAAAGATGGAAACGATGTCTTATTCATTGAAGAGATTCAAAGTCAGAGAGCGCAAGAAGGAAGGAAACGAGGCTTCGCCAATAAAAGCGATAGTGCTTTATCTGCTCGTGCCGCAAGCTTGAAAAAAGAAGCCGAGTCTCTTGAAGATCGACTTGACGATCTTGTCATTGACATTGAGAACATGCGCGAAGACAGAGAAGCGTATGAAGACATGGATGATGACGTTTTTGAGGCGACTATTTCGGGGTTTGAAAAGGAAGCTCAAGAAAAAGAAGCAAGACTCTTCGAGGTAGAAAATGAACTCAGCACACTACCTGCTATTGGTGAAGTGCCGATGGCTCCGTTTGTAGAGAAGACAGAATCTTGGACGGCTCTTCTTTTAAAGAGGGCAATGGCTTATGCCCAGAAAGTTGGCATTGATACGGTTGTCTGGACAACAGGTGAACAGCAGAACGAGCGTTACCAGTTCAAGGGCGACGAGCTTGCCTACGTCAAGGACAACAATACAAACACATACACCCTAACCATAAAAAAGAGTGGCACACCAGATAGATCTGCGCCAGGAATCTCAGAGAATGATTTGCCTGACTATGTTGGCGATAAAGTGGCTCAGCGCATACTCGAAGGCAAGGGTGCAAAAAAGAGCAAAAAATACAACACAGTTAGCGGATCTTTCACTGGCGAGGAAATGAAGTTGATGACTGCAAATCTGCGTCCATACTACAACCAGACACTTCCGTCTGTTGCCAAGGATGTCATGAAGAGCCTCAAGGCAGACGGCAAAGTTGAGGTCTTTGACATAGAGTCAACAGGACAGCAACTTGGTTTTGTCATTCCTGAAAGTGTGCAAGAACAGGTTGCAAACGATGGCTTCCCTATGTTCAGCCGTAAGAGATACGAAGATCAATTCTCTGATGTCAGCCCAGACACCCGCGAACGTGCGTTGAATAAAGGCTTCTACTCTCCTCCCACAATCAAGGAGAGACTGGATCACCTTCGTCCAAACTTTGCGCTGCGTATCGTTCAGGGTACGTTCGACAAGTTCCGTTCTGTCCGTGACATCAGCCAGAAAGCCTACCTCATGCTTCGCATGTCTGCTGGTTCTCAGGATGGTGCTGTCTCCGCTCTTCTGCATTACGGTCAAGTCTTCAATGATGACGGCGCACTGAATGTGAAGAAGGGAACACAGGGATTGCTGGAGGTTCTTGATCCTGTCGGTGGAGAGGTTGATCGCTTCCTGCTTTGGATTGCAGCCAACCGTGCGGCAGCTCTGTCGAAGGATGAGCGCGAGCGTTTCTTCAGCCCCGAAGACATTAAGTCTTTGCGTGGCCTGAACATGGGTACGATGAAGAATGGCAAGTCTCGTCTTGCTGTTTACGCCGAGACCCTGAAGAACATGAACGAGCTGAACAGATCTGTTCTGGATGTCGCCAGGGACACCGGGTTGATTGATGCAGAAGGGTACAAACGCTTCTCCGCAGACATCTGGTACATCCCGTTCTATCGACAGATGGAAGATGACGGCAGCCTGTCGGCAGCCCAGACCAGCTCTGGAGCTGTTGGTCAGTATCTGTCCAAGAAGCTAAAGGGCAGCGAGCGTCCGCTCAACGACCTGATGGAGAACGTCCTGATGAACTGGACGCACATCCTGTCAGCCTCGATGAAGAACCAAGCCGCCGTGGAAGCATTGACATCCGCTACAGCTATGGGCGACATCGTGACCAAGCTGGAGAGGCAGGAGAAGGGCGCTGTCAAGGTTATGGAGAAGGGCAAAGAAAACTTCTACCGCATCGACGACGAGTTCCTTCTGACATCACTGTCTGCTGTTGCTCAGATGCCCAGCTACGGATGGGGCATGGACATCATGCGTGGCTTTAAAACTACGTTGACTCGCTTCATCTCCTTGTCTCCCACCTTCAAGATCAACAACTTGATCCGAGACTCGATCCAGTCTATCGGTCTGTCTGAACTCAGCAGCAACCCAATGGGTAACGTGATGCAGGGCTGGAGAGCCTACAAGACAGAACGTGCCGAGGCTCTTGCTGGTGGTGGCCTGTTCGCTATGGGCAACGCCTTCGACGGAGATCAGTCCGCATCAGTGAAGCG